ATGAATATTCAACATATTTAAGTAAGAAACTTACAGAGTTAAATCAGTATTTTACATATGAAATAATTTATTCAGCTTTTGTAATGCAAACAGAAAAGATTAACTATGCCCTTGAACACAAATTAACTCAAGCAAAAGAGCAACAAAAGATAAGTTATATTATGAAGATTATTGACAATGTAATTAATGATTGTAAACCTGCAAAAGAAGTAATGAAAAACTATGATATTGATGTTGAAGACTTAAATAGAGTTAGGCATATCCCTATTAGGCATGGCAACATCACACAGTTTTTAGAAAGCGAGGATATATGAAGTTAGAAACATACCCTGAAGAATTAGTTAAGAATCGTGAAATAATTGAAGCATCATTTATCTTTTCATTATATAAAGATACGTCCTTATATGGAGACTACTCTAAGGCCATTAAACTTGATAATGAAGATGGGGATATAAGAACTTCTGATGGGATTTTCTACTACAGCATTGGATTACAAATGTTTAAACTAGGATATCAAAACTTTGATAATCTAAGTATATGTACATTCTTAGAGAGCAATCAAGTTCTAAAAGATGGGTTTGAATCCAGAGGAAGCTATAAACCGATTGAAGAAATGAAGAGTTTAATTAGCATTGAAAACATAGAAACTTATCATGATGAATTAGTTAAAAATAATATGCTGTTAAGACTACATGACAAAGGATTTAATGTAGTAACTAACATGGATAAGTTCAAAAAGATGACTAGCGAAGAAGTCTACATGTATTATGATTATCTCCTAAATAATATTAACATTAATACAGGAAATACCATACAAATTGAAACTCTTGAGATTGATGATAAGTTCATTGAAGAATGTAATGAAGGAGAGTCTAAAGGTATTGATTATGGAAAGGTATGTCATATTCTTAATTACTTAACATTAGGACTTCCATTAAGTGATATGTATTTACTTGGAGGGCATAGTGGAGTAGGAAAAAGCAGTTTTGTTTTTGCCAATATGATCATGCCAGTTGCAGAAAATAATGTTAAGTGTTGCATCATCTCTAATGAGCAAAAATCAAAAGACTTTAAGAATATTTTATTATCTAGTGTGTTAGCAAAGGACTTGAATTATTGGGATCTAACTCGTAAGAAATTAAAGATTGGTAACTTTACTCCAGAGCAACTTGCAAAAATATATGAAGCAAAAGCAGTAATCAAAGAAAAATATTCAAGCATTAAATTTGTTAAACTTTATGAATACAGCGTAGTTAAGGTTAAGAAAATTGTTAAGAAACTTTCAAAACAAGGTTATCAAGTATTTCTTTATGATACATTTAAAAGTGCAGACTTAAATGAAGGAGAAGCATGGAAAACAATTGTTGAAGATTCAAAGCAATTATTCCAATTAGCAAGTAAAGAAAATGTATGTATCATCCCTACATATCAATTAGCACTACATAGTCTTAATAAAAGATGGCTAGATGCTACCTGTTTGAGTAATGCAAAACAAATTAAAGAAGTTTTCTCTGAGATGGTGTATATGAGGCAAGTTTGGGATGATGAAATGGAAGGACAAAAATACGATATTAAACCATATAATCTTAAAAAGGATAGCAAAGGCAAATACACAAAAATCAAAGAATCTTATACTATGAAACCTGATAAAAAATACTTGATTTGTTTCTTAGATAAAACTAGAAATGATGAAGATGCACAAACAATACTTTATGAATTTAATGGACGATATAATATTTGGCAAGAAATCGGTTATTGCTCCCCATTTCATGATAGGAGTTAATTATGTATGAACCTAATTTCACTCCAAGAATTTTTAAAAGAGGATAAAGAACATATTATTGAGTTATTAATTGACTCAGGTTTTGAGAATATCAACTATATTAAAACAAAGAATCAGATTAGGTGTTCGAGGGAAGCAGGGAGAAATCCCACTTCCATTAAGATCAATGCTGAAACACTAGGTTATGTTTGTTTCAGTACAAACACTAGAGGTAATGTGATCTCATTGCTACAATCCTATAGAGGATTAAGTTTTAGATGTACATTGGATTACATAAGTGATTTCTTCAACCTAGACTTAATCCCACATAAAAACATTCATCTTCCTTTTGGTGCATTTTATAAAAAGATTCTTAATAATTATTCAATCAATGAAATAGAAGTTGAAACACATTCAGAGGATATGCTGAAACAGTTTTCATCTAGACCGAATATGAGATTTTTCAATGATGGTATTAACTTAGATGTTCAAAAACAGTTCAATATAGGATTCGATTTAGAGACATCAAGAATTACAATTCCTTGGAGAAGTTCAGAGGGAAAGTTAATTGGGGTTATTGGTAGGCTAAATGAGGATGATATTAGTGATGAGATACCAAAATATCTTGCTGTCATTCCATTTCCTAAGTCCTATGGCATATATGGGTTCAGTGAGAATTATGAACATATAGTAAATCAAACAGTTTGGATTTGCGAGGCAGAAAAAAGTTGCTTAATTGCTAAAAGCCTAAACATAAATAATGTTGTATCGGTAGGGAGTCACAGTATTTCCACAATTCAAGTACAATTAATCAAATCATTAATGCCAAAAAAGATTATTGTAGCTTGGGATGAAGGAATTGAAGAATCAGAGATAATTGCTGAGTGCAATAAGTTTAAAAATAGTTTTATCAAGTATGATATAGGATACTTTAATCCATCGTGTTTGCCAAAAGAGTCTAAGATGTCATTATTTGACATCAAGGATAATAAAAAAATATCTCAATTAGTAAAGGAGAATGTGATTTGGCTAGAGAATTAGAACCAATAGTAAAAAAACTAACTGAAGATGGCAATACAGTTTATAGTTTTAGTAAATTAAACTCATTTAAACAGTGTGAATATGGATATTATAATACATATGTGTTGAAAAATAGGGGAATAGATAATATTTACAGTGTTTGTGGAAGTAATATACACAATGACTTAGAAATGATATATAATGGTAAGGTAGTTAACTTAACTAAATCATTGAAGACTACGCTTTCAGAACTAGACATGCTAGGTGTTACCTTTATGAATGATAAGATTAGGAATTCATGGGTAGCTGATATGAAACACTTTGCCAAGAATTTTAAAGCGAAAGAGGGTAAATATGTTACTGAGGAAGGTTTTATATTTGAAATAATGCCAAGAGTCTTCATACAGGGATATATTGATATGGTCGAAAAACTTGAAGATAACCATATTGATATTATTGACTTCAAAACAAGCAGTAAGTTCGATAAAAAGAAGTTAATTGGAGCAGGAAGGCAATTAGTATTATATGGTATAGCAAAACAAGATGAATATATTGTTGATAAGATTGCATGGCATATGCTAAAATACTTAAACATCTGTTGGGAAATGAAGAATGGAACGATCCATAAAAAGATGGTTAATAGGGGCAAATGGGTTAAAGAAATAGGAACTGATAAACAAACTAAAGTAAAAGGCACTAATACATATAAAACTACAAAAAGTATGTTAAAAAGGGAATTGGAGGAATTAGGAACTAAAGAATTTGAGGTTGATATCTTACTTGCTCAATCAGTCAAAAATAATAATATAAAGAACTTACCTAAAGAGATTCAAGATAAGTATTGGTTAGAAGATTGTATCCTTGAATATGAGTTCAGTGAAGAAACTAAAGATGAATTTATGAAGTTTGTAAAAGATACGCATGAAAGTATTATTGGCAAAGATTCAACTAAGGAATCCGAATGGAAACCTATGGATATTGATGGAGATAGCTTTTTCTGTAGTTACTTGTGCGGACACAGAAAATCCTGCAAATATTTACAAGAGTTCTATGAGAAACTAAAATTAGGTACAACTAAAAAAGATGATGAATGGGAAGATTTATTTAGTTAGAAGAAGGAGGATAATAAATGATATCATTTGAAAATTACCATAAGCACACTTCAGATAGTAATATTTTTACTGCTGATAGTGCTATGGTAATTGAGGATTATGCTAAAAGAGCAGTTGAATTAGGACATAATATTTTATCTTCATGTGAACATGGATTTCAAGGAAGGTATTATGAAGTTTATGAAATGGCAAAAAAATATAAACTTAAATTTATCTTTGGGGCTGAAGCATATTGGGTTAAAGATAGGTTTGAAAAAGATAGAACTAATAGTCATATTTGTATGTATGCTCGTTCAGAGATTGGAAGAAAAGCAATTAATCGTATTCTATCAGAAGCAAATATTGATGGATACTATTATAAACCAAGGGTAGACCTTGAATTATTATTATCCTTACCACCAAAGGAAACCTTTTTGACATCTGCGTGTTTAGCTTTTTGGAAGTACGAAGATATTGAAGAAATTGTGACTAAACTACATAATCATTTTGGAGACAATTTTATGCTTGAGTTGCAATATCATGACACAGACATTCAACGTGATATCAATAAGAGGATAATTGATTTAGGTTTAAAGACCATCATGGGATGTGACAGTCACTATATCTATCCAGACCAAGCACAGGGTAGAGATGACGTTCTAGAGGCTAGGGGGATAAGATATGAAGGTGAGGAAGGATGGTTTCTAGATTATCCAGATGGTGATACAGCATATCAAAGATTTGTAGATCAAGGTGTATTAACTGATGAACAAATAATGCAAGCAATGAATAATACAAAGGTTTTCCTTGACTTTGAAGACATAGAATTTGATAAAAATATTAAACTTCCATCCTTATATCCTGACTTATCTCAAGATGAAAGGAACAAAATTTATACAACATTATTGACTAAACAATGGAAAGAATTTAGCAAAGGTATTGATAAAAACAAACATAAAACTTATCTTACAGAGATTCAAAAGGAAATTAACATTGTTAGAAATACTAGCATGGCAGACTATTTCTTAATGGATTATGAAATTGTAAAACAAGCAATTAAAGATGGAGGAATCATTACAAATAGTGGTCGTGGTTCAGGAGTATCATTCATTACAAATACACTATTAGGATTCAGTAAAGTAGATAGGGTCTCATCACCTGTAAAACTATATCCTGAAAGGTTTATGAGTGAGACAAGAATTTTACAAACTAAGAGTTTACCTGACTTAGATTTGAATTGTGGAACACCTGAAATATTTGTTCAAGCACAAGATAAAATCCTTGGAGAAGGTCACGCATACCCTATGATTGCTTATGGTAAATTTAAGATTAAATCAGCTTTCAAATTATATGCAAAGTCACAGAGTATGCCTTTTGATGTAGCTAATGAAATAACTGCTCAAATCGAGAAGTATGAAAGAGATTTAAAATATGCAGACGATGATGATAGAGATTTGATCAATGTCTATGATTATGTTGAAGAAAAACATCATGCAATTCTTGAAGGTTCGGAAAAGTACATGGGTATTATCGCTTCTAAATCTGCACACCCATGCGGATATTTGTTGTATCAAGGGAACATTAAAGAAGATATAGGGTTGATTAAATGTAAAAGTGAATCAACAAAAAAAGAAGTAGTCACAACTGTAATTGATGGAGGAGTTGCCGATAAATATAAGTTCTTAAAGAATGACTTACTTAAAGTTGATGTTGTTCTTTTAATTGACAAGATTTATAAAAGAATTGGTATCACTCCTCATACAGTAAATGAGTTATTAACAATTATTAAAGATGATAAAAAGACATGGGGTATGTATGCAAAGGGTTTAACTATTGGTATTAATCAAGTTGAGAAATCCTCTACAACACAAAAAGCAATGAGATATAAGCCTAAGAATATCTCAGAGCTTACAGCATTCATTGCAGCCATTAGGCCGGGGTTTAAATCTATGTATCATACCTTCGAAACAAGAAAACCATTTGATTATGATACTCCAAGTTTTGATAAATTAATTCAGACTGAGGAAATGCCATTCTCCTTTGTATTGTATCAAGAGCAGACAATGGCAGCATTAGGATATGCAGGATTTCCAATGGATGAGAGTTATGGTATATTAAAAGCTATCAGTAAGAAAAAAGCAGAGATTATCATGCCTTTGAAAGAGAGATTCTTAGATGGATTTAGTAGTAAACTCGTACTAGAAGAGAGCATTTCAGAAGAATTAGCACTAGAAAAGAGTGAAAATATTTGGACGATCATTGCTGATTCTGTGAATTATAGCTTTAATGCTTCTCACGCTTTGAGTTATGCTATTGACTCAGCATATTGTGCATATTTAAAGTCTCATTATCCTTATGAATTTTATGAAGTAATGCTACAATCATATTCTGACAAGGGAAATAAAGATAAGGTGGCATTATTCAAGAAGGAAATGGTTGAGGGTTTTGGAATTAAAGAAGGAGAATATAAATTCGGACTAGATAATACTAAATTTCTAGCAGATAAAGAGAATAAGACCATTTATCCAGAAATGTTATCAATTAAGTTTCTAAACAAAGAAATGGCACATACTCTGCTAAAACTATCAAAGAAGAAATATAATAACTTTTATCTATTACTACGTGATATTAAGGCAACTAAGGTTAATTCAAGACAATTTGATATTTTAGTTAAACTAGGTTACTTTAGAGATTTCGCAGAGATTAAAAAAATACAGACATTTAATGAGTATTTTGATTTATTAGGTGGTTCTAAGCAAATA